GACCAGATCGTGCGCGGCTTGACTTGAGTACAAATTGGCAGCTGATGTCGTCGGGCAAGTTAAACAGCTCAAGTGTTTCAGCCAAGCAAAACTCGCCGGACTGAAGCATGAACGGGTCATCCTCTGTCTTATCAGCGATGTTGATACGCACCAACTCAGGGCTATAGATGCTTTCCACCATCAAATAGTCACCTAGCCGCAAGTCCAAACTGGCTGGATTCAGCAGCTCTTCATCGAATGGGACGACCATTTGGCTCTTCCGGCAACGAGCCTTGATCTCCCAATCACACAGAACTGCCATCCCTGGGACGCAAAAATCAATCCTACTTACAACTCACTCATTCACCAGAATCACCCAGCCAGTCCCAGGGCCTTCTGACTGCCAACGCTGGTAAAACGCAGCTTGCCTCACACGGACGTTACGTCCCAGATGCGGATTACTGTGGCCACCCTTCTCCATTTCGGGATAGCCACGAGGGTCTTGCATGATCCACTCTGGATCACTGCTTTTCTTACCCGCATAGCCGCTAATCACGCTCCAATGGCCACAGCCCAAGCCATTGCACATTGGTGGCTCCCCTAGAAGCATGTTTCCGGCGTGCAACCAGCCAACCAGCACTGGCCTGCCAGCTTCAATCTCAAGCTCCACCATGTCAGCATCGCCGTCCTTACGGAACTCAGCTTCCAGACCCAGGCTGCGTAATGCTGCTAGCTGAGCCTCTACCGACGTGGTGTCTCCAAACTTGGCGCGGATCTTGTTGTACTCATCATCTGTCCGAATCTTCTTGTAATACGCCGCCACCATGGCAGCTGCTGAACTAAAGCACTCGCGGTAGCCCGTTCCAGTCTTGTTGTCGAGCTGCCTGAAGTAAGGCATGAAGATCTGCTGGTCATATCCACTCTCCTTCCACGCCTGAAACCAATCAGCTTCGTGCTCCTCCAGTAGTTCCGGCGGCATTGACTCCTCAAGTTGTTTAATTGCAGCCAGCTGATGGGGCGTGCCACGAAAAAACTGGAAAAACGGCAGTAGGGCAAGACCCATAGCCATCAGCAGCAAGGTCAACTGGATGATGCCTGATGCCACCTATTTTTCAACTCTTGTGTCAGGCAACAGCAAATCCTTCAGATGCTTTACCGCAAGATCATCCAAATCGTTGTCGGTGCGAGTAACGATCTTCTCCAACATCGCCACAATCAGCTCTTTGAACGCTCTGGAGCGCCACATCGACATGACCAAAGGCTTGAGAACTAGAAGCATTGGATTGACCTAGTTACTCTGTAACAGTAGCCCCGTTCCGCTATGGCTTCCAATCCTGAAGATCAACACGAAAAGGAAGGCATCTCAATGGCAGATGTCGTCAAGGCTCTGGTCTTGGCTTGGAGTGCTGCACTGCTCACGGCTTCCTATCTGGGCATCTTCCCCCAGATGAAAATGGACAACACGTTCGTAGCCTCACTGCTGACAGGCGCTATGGCCTCGTTTGGCATCGAACGCAAGTCCAATGGCAATGGAAATAAGAAGCCGACTATTGTGGACAGCAAAGACACCAAAGCTGGCATCAAATGATCCGCACATTTTTGGTATTGGGCGTCACACTGGCCTCAACTTTGCCAGCCCGTGCTGATCTGACCCACAAGATCATGTCATCAATCTCTCTGCAGGTTGGTGGCGCGGTAACAACCGCAGAAAGGATTGGTTCTTCGTTCAGTATCAGTGGGAGCGGGGTGGATACCACTGACGGCACCACCGCCAACACCATTTCAGCTGGAACAATCACCAGTGGTGTTTACGCTCCAGGGACGATTGCAGCCACCCAAGACACTCCTGGCGAAGCATTCTCGTTTAGCCAGAGTTACACGCAAGCCGATGCCGTTCCAACATCAGCACCAACTGTTGGAGCCGTTCCAAACTTTGGCAGCGTAACCTCCACTGCTGCAGGTACTGCAGGCGACCTTGCAGGCACCATCGCCTCAGATGGAGCAATGACCATTACTGCCGGTGGGGCCAACACCTTGGCAATCGGACAGCTGACATCAGAACTCACCATCAAGTGATGTGGACAGGACTTTGGGTTGCTTGGGGCGCTCTGTGCGTCGTAGCGCTTGCCGCTCCAGAAGCAAAGTCTGTCCCGGTTGTTCCTAATTTTCAGCAGGGCACCCTCAAGTCAACAACGACCACAAAGACCAAGGTCAATGAGGTCATCAACTCGTATCGCTATAGAACGGGCTACGAGTACACAGCCTCTGGCACTAACGTCGCGCCAGATGGGCCAATCGCTCCAATGAGTCTGGTCACAACCACCAACAGCCTCAATGGTGTTTCTAGTGTTTGGCGTGGTCTTGATCCTGCGTCAAAGCCATCGTGGAAGATCGTTAATGAAGCGGCTTCGTTCTCTTTTGCCGAAACGCTCCAAGGTCCTGGCCTTACAGAGCACACAATCATCAATCGTGAGACTGACGTTGAATCAATCACGGAGACGCTAAGCACCTTCACGCAATGAAGCGAGTCATAGCAACGCTTTTGCTGCTTTCCGCTCCAGCGCAAGCACAAGTCTCAAGCACTGCCGCTCCAGTCGCAAACAGCTCTGGCAGTGTGACGAATCAGGCTGTGCAAGTCGTGCCAAGTCGCCAGTTTCAGAACACATACGGCGGAGGGATTAGCTGCCAAGGCGCAACGCTAAACATCAATCCGTTCCTCAGCTCTACAACCAGCTGGGCTGATCCATATGAATCGCACTACAACGAACCGGTGTATGACACTCTCGATCTCACGGGCGCGTTTGATCCGGAAGGCAATCCCATCCCAGATGGCAGGCCCGATAATCCGGGCAATGTCCTTTTCTATAAACCTGTTCGTACAGGCCAGAAAACCAACTTTTCAATCAACGGCGGAATCACTGCCACCTTCTCTATCCCACTAGATCGACATCACGTCAGAACTTGCCGCAAGGCAGCTGAAAAACAGGTTGCACTCTTGGACGCCAAGCTCGCCAACGAGCGCATGGTCTACGAGATCAAGCGCCTCAAGAACTGCGCTGATCTCATTAGGGATGGAGTCATGTTTCACCCTGACAGCCCCTTTTCAGCAATCTGCGCTGATGTTGTCGTAAACAATCCACCGCCGAAGATTCCGCCCCACACTCACAAGATCATTTACGCAAAGCCCTCTGAAACTTCCGGCGCTGCGAAACAGACTCAACAACAACCTTCTTCCCCAGCTTCGCCTTGATCTTCTTAATCGTCTTCTTGACGATAGGTTTGACCGCCTTGAGCAAAAAATCGCCTAACGGTTTGACAAAGATGGCAACTGTCGTCGCAATCGCAACCGTCGTCGCAGTCGTCGCCACAGCAGGCGCACCAGGAAGATAATTGCTGATGATCGTTGGTACGTCCAGCTGTTCATAAACTGCCTCGCATTTACCGTCGATGCGTTTGTAACCAATAATGACGGCGGTTTGGCTCTTGTTCTTAGCGCCAATAGGTATTGCGTCTGGTGGCGGACATGGCAAGTCTGTGGCTACGTTTGAAACGTCGAGATCAGCACTCGGCGGAAGAGAGGCAGAGCCCGGCTGACTTGAATCATCAGCCGGTTTTTCTATGTCCAGATCAATCGGTGGTGGTTTTGCTGATCCATACGTCAGAGTGCCAGGCGTAAAATCTAGCGGCTTGTATGAAGGCATCTCCGCCCCACAGACAACCAAGTTGCCACGCGGGTCATCGGTGTAAACCTGCTCATGTCCAGCTGCCGAACTTCGAGTCTCCACGCAGCCCGGAATATCCGCCACAGGAAATCCAAGTTGGAGCGTGATGGGTGGCTCATTTGGAATACTCTGTGGTGGCAGTGAACGCCATTCAAGAATCTCTGGAATGGAGATTTGTTGAACCCCAATTTCAGGAATCTCAGGCATGAAGTCAGAACGATTTACAGCAGGTCAGCTGTGGATTGAGCGTAACCGCAGAAGAGAAGGACCGCCTGTTGTTTATACCGTCTTGTGTGGAAAGACTGCCAGACCATTCACCGATCCAAAAGCAATCCTCAAATGGGTCAAATGGCCAAAAGGTACGCCAACTGGTGATGCGCTACGCGAA